TAACTACTTTAACATGTCTATTTTTACTTGCTTCACGCAAAGCTTCATCATCATTAGCATGTATATTGGCACCATAATCAAGAAGAAGTTTAACTATTTCAGTATATCCAAAATAACTTGCATTACGTAAAGCCTCATCATCTTTGGCATGTACATCAGCACCATGATCAAGAAGAAGTTTAACTATTTCAGTGTGTTCATATAAAATTGCCCAACGTAAAGCCTTATCATCTTCAGCATGTACATCAGCACCATGATCAAGAAGAAGTTTAACTATTTCAATATGACCATTTTCACTTGCCCAACGTAAAGCTTCATCATTTTTAGCATGTACATTTGCACCATAATCAAGAAGAAGTTTAACTATTTTAATATGTCCTTCAATACATGCTACACGTAAAGCATAATCATCTTCAGCGTGTACATTAGCACCATAATTAAGAAGAAGTTTAACTATTTTAATATACCCTTTAATACATGCTACACGTAAAGCAACATCATTTTCAGCATGTACATCAGCACCATGATCAAGAAGAAATTTAACTACTTCAATACGTCCATACTCACTTGCCAAATGTAAAGCTTCATCATCTTCAGCATGTATATCAGCACCTATATTAAAAAGATATTTTACAAATTCTAATTTCCCTTCTTTTGCACAAATAATTAAAGCTTGATCTATATTTTTAATTTTTTCTTTTATAGATTTTGCCCAATTCTTTATTTCTTGAATTTTGCGCAAAGCTTCATCAATAGTATAAGATATTTCAATATCAATAATATTAATAAGATATTCTATAAAATCACGTTTTTCGTGAAATAAACAAACACTAAAAGCTTGATTTGCATCTTTAAACTCTTCTCCTATAGATTTCATCCAATCCTTTATTTCTTGAATTTTACCTATGCCTAATTCTGCTAAAGGATCTTTAATATCAACAAATCTTTCATTAAGAGATTCTTTAACTCGTTTTTCTTCTTTGGCTATATGATCTCGAAGAAGTTTAACTACTTTAATATGTCCATTATTACTTGCTAAACGTAAAGCCTCATCTTTTTTAGCGTGTACATCGGCACCATATTCAAGAAGAAGTTTAACTACTTCAACATGTCCCCAATAACTTGCCCAACGTAAAGATTCATCATCCCTAGCATGTACATCGGCACCATAATCAAGAAGAAGTTTAACTACTTCAGTACGACCCCAATAACTTGCCCAACGTAAAGATTCATCATCCTTGGCATGTATATCGGCACCATAATCAAGAAGAAGTTTAACTATTTCAGTATATCCATTATAACTTGCTATACATAAAGCCGCATCATTATTAGTATGTACATCGGCACCTATATTTAAAAGATATTCCACAAATTCTTTTTTTCCATGTTCTGTACAAATAATTAATGCTTGATCTATATTTTCAAATTCTTTTTCTATAGATTTCATCCATTTTTTTATTTTGCCTAATAGTGTTATACCTAATTCTTCTAATGGGTCTTCATATTCAATAAATCTTTCATTAAGAGATTCTTTAACCCATTTTTTTTCTTTGATTATATGATTCTGAGAATATTTAACCATTTTAAATTTATGTCCTAATTTATAATTATCAAAATATTTATGTAAATTTTCTTTTATTATTTTTGTTTTCATAACGTAAAATAAAAAATTATTTTAAATAGGTGTTTTATATTTTTCTATGTAATATAAATAATTTTCAGGAATTTTGTTATAATATTCTTTATTCATAAATATTTTAGGAATTTTTACCATATAAACCTTTCCATTTGGAACAGTTGTTACTCTTATTTTTAATAATTGAATTGTTCGATAATCTAATATATTATATTTGTCTATTTTAATCATTTTTTCCGCACAAAATTTATCTTTATAATATTTTTCTCCATTTATTATTACAGGAACTTTATCATTATAACCTATAAATACATAAATATTATATTCCTCATCTTCTTCAATTTCTTTTTTATTTCTTGATATTTTATATTTAAATATTACTTTAAAAACATTTATCATTTCATTATTTCCAAATTCTTTTATATATTTTTCAATTTTTTTTATTGATATTCCATTTTTATAGGCTTTTTCTAATAAAGGAATTAATTCATTAATTTTATTTTTTTGTATTGTTATATTAATAAGTTCTTTTGCAAATTCTTTTAATTGCGGTGGTAAATATTTTAGTTGTATTTCAATTAAATTATCAGATTTTTCATAAAAAGAATATGGGGTAAAAATTTCACCCGTTCCTAAGATTTCAAAATTATCATAAGAATATCCATTATCTTTTAATTCTTTTTTTATTTTATTTGTTACTCCTATTCCTAATTCCTTTAATGGATCATTATATTCAACAAATCTTTCATTAATACGTTTTTGATTAAAATATTCATATTTAACTAAAGTTTTAATTTTATCTAATAATTCCCACGAAATAAATACATTATCTCTACCTAATATTCCTCGCTTAGATGCTAATACTTTTCCATTATCTGTATTTATTATTTTAAATTCGTGAGGCCCAATTTTAATATTTTCATTAAGACTTTCTTTAACTAATTTAAATTTACCCATTTTTATTTACTTATTTTAATTTAAAATTTTATATTTTATATATTTCTCTAAATATAAAAAAATTTTATCAAAGATATATACATAAAAAAATATATGAAAAATATAAATAATAATGTTTTTTTAGTTAAAATTTATCAGCAAATAAATGATGGTAATTATGATGAATTTTTTACTTTACCATTTATGTCAAAGGAATTATTTTTTAATATTATTAAATTAAAAATAATCAAAAAAATTGAAACTGGTGCTACGCCAATTCTTAATGATAATGAAATTAAAGAATGTATAACTGAAACCAAAGAAGTTGCAGCATCTATAATTTCATTATATTTAAAATTAGATTTTATAAAAAAGACTTCTAGAGGAATAGAATTTACAAAAAAAGGATATTTAGCTATTAAAACAGCTTATAAAAATTTTTAATTTTATTAAACAAATAATGAATATTTTTAAAAAAATATATTTTTGGAAAAATACATCTAATATAATTACTAAAAATATATGGAATGATTTAAAACCATTGGATCCATTTAAATTAAAAAACATTTCATTTCCAGATAATCAATATTTTAAAGAAGAATATAAAAAAACTCAAATTATAATTCATCATACTATATCAGGTGATGGTGTAAATGGTGATATTAATTCATGGGAAGCAACACCTGAAAAAATAGCAGTATGTATAATAATTGATAGAAATGGAATTCCTTATCAATTATTTTCATCAAAATATTGGGCATATCATTTAGGATGTAATAATACATGGTTAGATAAACACTCAATAGGAGTAGAATTAGATAATTGGGGCGGTTTAATTTTAGGTGATGGAACTAATAAATTATTTGATAATCCACCTAAAAATATAAAAACAGAACCCGGCAAATTTTATTCATATTATGGAAATATTGTTAATGTTCCAATACAACAATATTATAATAATTTTAGAGGATATTATTATTTTGAAAGATATACAATTGAACAAATAAAAACACTCGGTGAACTTATTTTATATTGGAATTTAAAATACAATATTCCATTAACTTATAATGAAAATATGTGGGATATTTCTCAAGAAGCACTTGGAGGAAAGCCCGGGATATGGAGTCATATATCATATAGAAAGGATAAAAGTGACTGTCACCCTCAACCGGAATTAATTGAAATGCTAAAATCATTATCAAATTTAAATAAATAAAATAAAATACATATTTTTATGAATTTTAAAAAATTTAAAATATGGTTAAATGAAAATGAAATTAATGATATTATAGTATTAATTCCAGGTTCATTTAAACCTATGCATGCGGCTCATGTAAATTTAATTAAAAGATATGTAAATTATCCTGGAGTAAAAGAAGTAAAAGTTTTAATAGGTCCTGGAGTAAGAAATGGTATTACACAAAAAGAAGCTTATATAATTGCCAAAAAACTTTTATCGGATTTAGAAAAAGTTTCCATAGAGTGTGTAGAATATCCTTCTCCTATATTAACTGCATATAAATATATGGAAACCGCTAAACCTGGTGTATATGCTCTTGGATCTTCTAAAAAAGGAAAAGATAATGAAGATTATAAAAGAGTAATTAAATTTACAAATGATTATAGTTCTGGGGGAAGATATTATGATAAATTACCCGATGGAGTAAAAGTAATTGAACTTCCAGTTGATTCAACCCCGATATTTTATAATAATAGAACAGACGAATATAATAATTATCCTATTTCGGCATCAGTTCTTAGACATGATATTTTAAATAATGATTATAAAAATTTTAAAACAAATTATCCTGGATATGATGAAAATATAATTAAGTTTATATGGGATTTAACAAAAAATAATATTACCGAATCATTAAATGAAGAAGAAAAAAGAGTAAATGTACATATGATGCATATTGAAGAACTTTTATTTGAAGGAAAAGATGCATTAGATAAAATAAAATTTATGATAAATGAATTAATTAAAAAATTATTAGGTGAATCTTCAAAAATTACATTATCTGTTAAAATAGATGGAGCGCCGGCAATGACAGCGTGGACATCTTTTCCGGGTTTAAAATCACACGGTGTAAGTACAAAATCACTTTTTAATAAAACAAAAACTGTAGCATTTTATACACCTGATGATATTGATAAAGTATATGAGGATAATCCAAAGTTGGCATATTCACTCAAATTATTACTTAAATATGTAAAATATATTAATATACCAGAAAACGAAATATGGCAAGGAGATTTTTTATTTAATAATAAAACAATTAAAGATGAAGGAGATTCTTATTCATTTAAACCTAATACTATAAAATATGTTATAGAAAAAACAAATTCCGAATTATCAAATAAAATAGCAAATGCAGAAATTGGAATAGTATGGCATACAAGATATACGGGAAATAATATTAATAATGTTAAAGCAAATTATGATATAGATATATCAAAATTAAATGAAGTAAAAGGAATTTATATGTCAGAGCCTTATATAAAAAAAATAAGTACAACTGTAACAAATGAATTAATTAATTTACAAAACGAAGCAGATAATATTTTTAAAGATATTGATATATTAAAACAACAAAAAAATTATGATAATATTGTAGAATTTAAAGATTTAAAATTATTATTTAAAAAATTTCATAATAAAAAAATACGAAATAGACAGGATCTTGATATTAAAATATTTATAAAAGAATTTTTAAATTTTATAGAAGAAGAAAAGGGCCATAATTTTATAGAAAAAAGAAATATAGATGAATTTTTACAAAGTAATAAGAACATATATTACATTATAATTGATATTATAAATAAATTAACTTCTTTTAAAAGAAAATTAGTTCAAAAACTTAATAATTTTGCGTTATATAAATCATATGTAGAGTTAAAATCGGGAGAAACAAAAAGTATAAATCAGGAAGGTTTTGCTATATCATCACCTAATGGTGATATAGTTAAAATAATTGATAGAGAAGAATTTAGTTATATGAATTTTTCACCAGATGTTTTAAGAGATTGGGAACATTAATTAAAAAATTAACAAAAATTTAAATATAAATATAAAACTTTTAATATATTTTTAAATATATATTTAAACTAAGAATACTAAAGCGCTTTAATTCTTAAGTTTCTAAAATTATTATTAACTAAAAAAACTAAATGTACTATGAAACCTAATTATGACTTAGATTCCTTATTTCATCCTAATGTAGACTTCTCAAAAGGTAGTTCACAGTCTGATGAAGAGTATTCTCCCTCCGCCGATAAAGGCACAAATGGCGTTTATCAATCTGTTATTAGATTTATTCCATGGTGGCAAGATCCTCAACACTCAATTTTTGATAAATGGGTGTGTTTTTTGGTTGATCCTGTTACAAATCGTGGAAGAAGTGTCGACTGTCCATCCTCAGTAGGAAAGCCTTCTTTACTACAAGACATGTATTTTAAACTTAAAAAATCAGAATCAATTCAAGATCAAAAGAAAGCTGATATTTTTAGTAGAAGACATCAATATACTTCACTTATTCAAGTTATTAAAGATCCTCATAATCCTAAGCTTGAAGGAAAAATTCTTGTTTTTAAATTCGGAAAAAAAATTTTTGAAAAATTAGAAGCTGAAAAGAAACCTCTTGTAGGAGAACCACATGAACCATTTGATCTTTTATATGGTAAACCATTTCAACTTATAATTACTAAACAATCCGGATTTAATAATTATGATCAATCAAAGTTTTTATCATCTCCTATCCCTTTAATGATACCCGTTAATGCTAAAGGAGAAATTGTTCCATTAGGAACCGAAGGCTCTAAACTTGCGGGTATTAATGAAAGAACACCCAAAGAAATGGTATTTAATTATTTGAAGGAAAATAGTCCAGATCTTAATAAATATGCATTTAAAGATTGGGATATGGAAACTATAGAATATGTTAATCAAATTATTGTTCAAGTTACAGGTGAAGTTCCTTCAAATACTATTGCAGATATAAGAAATTCAGAAAATTTAAAAACACCTGCAAGTAAATCTACCACAGGTTCTAAAACATCTTCTAAAAATACTGGTATTATAGCAACCGAATTATCTCTTGATGAATTAAGTTCAGAAGGTTTAACAGACGAATTTACAAGTTTAAATCTTGATGATTTAAGTTCCGATGGATTAGGGTTACCGGGTGATTTAAATGAAGCATTAGGAAATCTGTAAAAAAATGAAACCAAATGTTGATATTTTGAAAGGGATGAGTTATAACTCTTCCCTTTCAGATATTGACGCAACAGTATCCTTTGAGGAATACAAGGGGCGTCTAATATCTTCTTTACAGGATATTCTTAATAGAACATTCCCAGAAAATCGTGTTAAACAACAAATACGTGAGTATAAAGATCGTATAAATTTTAGTTGCCCATATTGCGGTGATAGTGTAAAAAATCATTATAAAAAACGAGGAAATTTTATTTTAATTGGAAAATATGCTGGATATTTTAAATGTCATAATTGTGGAATTGCAAAAAGAATTGATTTATTTTTTAATGACTTTAAAGTTAATCTTGATTTAAATACTATAAATTATATTAGTAGTATTATAAAAGACTTTGATTTTAAAAATAATACTATTGATATGTCTATATTTTTTGACATTGATAAAATTGAAAGTTATGCTATTGATAGACAAGAATTTTTAAAATATTTTGGATTAAAAGAAATAAAGGGTACTTCTATTGAACCATGGTTAAGATATCGTTTACAGTATGATGATAAAAAGTTTTTATATAATTTAAAAGAAAACTATTTAGTAATTTTAAATTTAACACCGTCTGGAAAAATTTTAGGAGCACAAAAAAGATTATTTAAAGGAAATAGTAAGTATAAAACATTAAAACTTAGTTACATTTATACAAAAATGAAAAAAGATGAAAAAATTATTCCTGATGAAATAGATAGAATATCTCAATATTTTAATATTTGTTTACTTAATTATTCTAAACCGATAACCTTATTTGAAGGACCTCTCGATGCATTTTTATTTAAAAATGCAGTTGCCAATGCCGGTGCAAATAAAGATTTTCCATTTGATATTAAATATAGGTTATTTTATGATTATGACGAAACTGGTATTAAAAGAAGTATTGATAAAATAAATCAAGGATTTGAAGTATTTCTATTTGGAAAATTTCTTAAAGATATTAATGCCCCTTATAGAAAAAAATGGGATTTAAATGATATACTTATTTGGGCAAAACAAAATAATGTTAAATTACCTAATTTTGATAATTATTTTTCCAATGACCCATTAAGTATAATTGATATTTAATTATAAGATACTTTATATATAAAATAAAAATATATAATGAAACTTTCAAAAATTGCTAAAGATTATGGACTAAAATTAACATTTTTAACAGAAAAAAATTTTAAAAAAATATCCAAACAATATGATGATATAACAAAGGCAGACGCAAAAAATAATTCATATTATTATGTAGAAGATGATCATATTATTATAGGATTTTATGATGACAAACATTATAAAAAAGCTGCATTTTTTCATGAATTGGGCCATTCATTAATTAATGATAGTTTTGAAAAATTAGTAAATTATAATGAAATACTTATTGAATATGAAGCATGGATATTAGGATTAAAAGTTGCAAGAAAATATAATATTAAATTACCAAATAAAATATTTAAATATATGTTAAAATCTATACATAGTTATTATAAAGATTCATTACGAGAAGTTGAAAAAACAAATAAAAAAAATTCTAATAAAAATAAAAAACTTGAAACTATATTAGAATTTAAATTTGAAAATCATGAAGATCCTCCAGAATTAAATATAGAAATTAATTTTATGGATAAAGAAAAAAATAAAAAAATAAAAAATATTAAATTAAAGCGAAATAAAAAAGAAAAAAATAATTTAAATTTATTTTAGAATATGGAAAATAATATAAAACTTGATTCTAAAGAAACTTTAGAAGAAAGATTTTCTCGAGAAAGATTAGAGTGGACAGAAAAAATAAAAGATATATCAAAAAGATTACATGTAATTTTTGATATACCAGAATTAATGACTACATTATATACCGAAAGACAAAGGGCTGCAGAATATTATCATTATCTTATTACATTATTAATTGCATTAAATAAAAAATATAATGCGGCATATGCTGAAAAATATGATTATTATACAAATAAAGTACAAATACGATATCCTACAGAATCATCAAAACATAATAGAATACAAACTGATTTAGCAGATTTAGTTGAAAAAAAAGCAATTATTGAAAATCATAGTAAATTTATAGATCAGTGTATAAGAACAATTGATGCAATTATTTATGCTATACCAAAACGAATTGAAATTGAACAAATAGCTAGAGGAAAATAAAAATAAGATATAAATGAAATTTAAAGTAGATAGCAGCAAAAAATTTTTAATTTTAGTTGATTCTACACAATTGGAATATGAACAATTGGAGCACAGTTTTACAAAACGTGTAGTAAATTGGGCTGCTATTCGAAATAAAAATTCTCATCAACCAAAATCCTTTGAGACCAAATTTATTGATAGATATGGTCGTATTCCAATAGGTTTATGGAAAGAATTACAAATATTTGCAAAAAAATTCATGTTTCCTTTGGAAATTGAAGGATTAGAAAATATATATGATAAAAATTTTGATGATTCTGATTTTATAGAATGGGTAAATACTTATTTTGAAGAATCCGAAAAACAACCAAGAGATTATCAAATTGAAGGAGTATCTCGTATTCTAAAATATAAAAAATGTGTTGAAGAAATCTCAACATCTGGCGGTAAAACACTTATGGCATTTATGTTATTTCGTTATCTTTTATATAAAAAGGAAATAAATAAAATGCTATATGTTGTACCAAATATTTCTCTTGTAACACAAACGGAAGAAGAATTTTATTCTTATGAAGAAATGTGTGGAAAAAAACCGGTGTGGAAATCACAATGTATATATAGTGGTAGCGGAAAACAAGAAAATGAAGATGTTAATATAGTTTTTGGAACATTTCAATCATTAAGAAAAAAAGATTTAACATATTTTTCAAAGTTTGATATAGTATTTATAGATGAGTCTCATCATACAAAAGCATCTTCTATTAAAAATATAATAATTAAATGTTTTAATGCAAAATATACAGTTGGAATGACCGGGACTCTTCCATCTGAAGGTTCATTGGATTCATTTATAATACAATCTTATTTAGGTCCATGTGTTTATATAATTGAATCATCGGATTTAATTGCAGCCAATTATGCAACTCCTGTAAGAGTAATTGCTATTGAAATGGATTATTTGGAAGAAGAAATAAAGAAAAAATTATATAATTTGCGAAATGTAAGCGCTGATGAAAAAGATGGTATTAAACTTCTTAATCTTGAAAAAGATATTGTAAGAGAAAATTATAAAAGATTAATGTATATATGTGATACCATAGCAAAATCAACAAAAAATTCATTAGTTCTTTTTTCTGATATAAAAAATGATTACGGAAGAAAAATTTTTAATTATTTAAAAGAAAACACGGATAAAATAGTTTATTATATAGATGGTAATACAAAAGCAGAAAATAGGGATTATTATAAAAAACAGATGGAAGAAAATAATGGAATAATAATAGTAGCAAGTATAGGAGTTTTTAGTGAAGGTATAAATATTTTAAATCTTCATAATATTTTTATAACAGAAAGTTCAAAAAGCGAATATCAAGTTCGTCAAATGTTAGGAAGAGGAATGAGATTAATGGAAGGAAAAGAAATTATTAATGTCATAGATTTTTGTGATAATTTTATTTATGGTAGTAATAAATATCAAAAAATAAATTATTTAATGCGTCATGCTTATGCACGCGAACGTATTTATAAGGATAAAGGATTTCCTTATAAACGTTTTAAAGTAAAATTATAAAATTATTTAAAAATAATAATAAAAATTAAAATAAAAATAATTAAATGAAAAATTGTAATTGTAAAAAAAATAAAAAAATATCTCCTTTAATAAAAAAAATAATTAAAAAACAAAATAAAAATTCCGAAATAATTAAAAAATTTCCTGTTAAAAAATAATTTTATCTTCTACTACCGCTATTCTCTGAAGATCTTCTAGAAGAATTTCCAGATGAAATATTATTTATCGGAGAATAGTTATAATTATTATAAGAAGGTGTTGAATATGAATCTCTTCTTATATTATCATAAGTTGAATTTTTTATTGATGGTGTTCTTGCCGGTGCTGAATAATCATATGTTCTATTTATTGATTGTGTTGGCTGACGATAAATTTTAGTATTATTATATTTTGGTGTTGAATTTAATCTTGGTTGTTCATATGTAGGAACATATGTTCTTCGTGATTCTTGATATAAAAATTTTTCATTATAAGAAGAATTTATTTGTCTTCTATTAATTTCTAAATTATTATTTTTATTATCTTTTATTTGATATTGTAAATTTTTTTGATTATTATTATTTAATGTATTTGTATATACTGACGATCTTTCTCTTCTTCCTGTTTGTATTTTTTGTTTATAATAATTATATGTATTATAATAAAAATGTTGATTATTATAATAATGCCAATTCCAATAATAATTATTCCAATAATATATTGAAGAATAATTTTTGTAAGGACAATACCAAAAATAATCATACCAGAAAGAATCATACCAGAAAGGATTATACCAGAAAGGATCATACCAAAAATAATTATAATAATAAAATTTATAATAATATTTAAAAGGGAAAGAAAAATATTTAAATGGGTACGGATTATGAAATCTATATATTAATGATGTATAATATAAATCATTATCTATTATATATATAAATGAATTTGAACTTTCTTTTTTATCATTCTCTTTTAATAATATTAATGTATCTGCGTCAAAATAATTATTTTTATCATAATTTATTTTATCTATACTTGGTGTATAATATAAATCATCAAATTCTTTTTTAACCTGTTTTTGGGCTAATGATATTAATCCAAAAATTAACATTATAAATAATAAAAATAACTTTTTCATTTTTTACTTATTTTATTTTTAATAATACTAAATATTTATACTAATAAAAGTGTGCCAAAATAATATTTTTAAAAAATTTTAACAAAATTTTAACAACATTTTTTTATTTTTATTATAATTTTTAGTTATATTTGCCTTAATTAATAATCATTAAAATTTTAAAAAAATGAATAAAATTAAAATTATTAGATTTTTTATAGTATTAATTGCGGGTATATTAATAATATCCGAACAAATATGGAGTCAAAATAAAACAGATGATATTAAATTTATTTCACATAATTTTGAGATGTATTTTAAAAAATATAATTTTTATAATACATATAGTACAGCATGGCAGGATTTTATTAAAATATATCCAGAATATAAAAAATATAGTCTTAAAGATATAATTAAAATATCAAAATATATAAAAGATACATTATCATTAGACGAATGGAATATTGAAATTCCATCACCCACAAATTATGTTAATGATTATGCGCAAATGATATTTCCGGAATCAGAAGAAGATTCATTAAATATAAAATTATCAGAATATGAAAAATCTTCAGGAGTAGAAATTGCTATTGTTACATTAAATTATTTTGATGATAAAACTATGATGTCTGATGTCGCTCAAGATATATTTGAAAAATGGGGAATAGGGAAGAGCGGCTCTGATAATGGTATACTTCTTATTTTTTGTGAAAATACTCATGATTGGAGAATACATACCGGCTATGGCGCAGAAATCTTATTACCCGATTTAGCTGCATATAGATTAGTTCAAAGTGAAATGATTCCAGAATTTAAAGCGGGAAATTATACACAAGGTATTAAAAATATTGTTAATGCCATAATTAAAAAAATGGGAATAAATTCAGAAGATATTGAAGCTTTTAAAGCCCAACAAATAGAACAACAGAAAAAAGAATTTTATGATGCATTATGGTTTTTAGGAATTATCATAATTTTAACATTATTTGGATTTATAATTAAATTTATATATAAAAAATATAAAGATGCTATTAAATTAAAAACAGATATAAATAAAAAAATAGAAGAAATTGGATTTTTATTGAATAAAATTGAAGTTATTTCAAAAGATATAAATACAAAGTTTATAAAAAACATACTTATTCAAACTAAAGGATTAATAGCAGAATTTGAAGAAGTAAAAAAACAACAACCCTCAAAAAAAATGTTAAAATCTTTAGTATCATTAGAAAATAATGTAAAGACATATAATATAAATATTGAAGAATATCAGGAAAGCTATAAACTTGCGTTAAATAATAAAGTCATTATAGAAAAAGCTAAAAAATCTTTATTAAATATTGCAGAATTATCAAGTTATTTAGAAAATTTTAACGTAAAACTGGATGTAACATATAGTGAAAAGCATATTCAAGAATTAGCGGAAATAGCAAAAAGCGTTGTAGAAACCAATGCAGTTATTAAAGCAATTAAAGATTTAATTAATTATACAAATGAAATTAAGAAGTTTGAAGAAGAATTAAAGGTTAAAAAAGAAAATATTTTAAAGATGCAAGAATCTTTAAGAGATTATAAAAATAGTATTAATTTTTGGATTAAAAAATTAAAATCAAAGAATTTAATGTCAGTCATTAAAGAAGTAGAACTAATGACTCAAAAATTTGAAAATGAAGTTACATATTCAAACTTAAAATTATATGATGAATATGCTAAATTACAAGCTATTATTAATTATGCAAAAAAAGAGTATCAAAAGGCTGTAGATAAAGAAGAAGAAGAAAGATCTCGTAAACGTAGATCATCCTATGGCAGTTCCTTATATAGTGGTCATTCTTTATATCACGGCAGATCTTCTTTTAATTCAGGTGGTTCATCATTTCATGGATTTGGTGGTGGGCATTCTGGCGGTGGAGGAGTAGGAGGAAAATGGTAAAATTGCATCTTTAACAAAAATACGTGAATATATAAAATAAAATTACTAATATTATAGTATGAAAAAGTTTAATGAAATTTATAAAGAAAAATTAAATGAGGCTGAAATTCGTAAAGAAAATAAAGTATTAAGTGATTTTAAGCTTATTTATAAAGCAATGTTGGAAAATTATAATATTTCTTCTGTAAAAGACCTTGATGAAGATTCTCAATTATCTTTTCTTACAGAATTAAGTTATTATTGGGATGAAGAAAATGGTTTAAGTGAAAAAGGTAAAAATTTTCTTAAAAAACGTGATACTACTCTTAATGAAAATTCTACAGTAACACAAAAGAAAAATTATCTAAAATCTAAATCTTATGTTGTAATAAATGAAACCTTTAAACAAGCAAACTTTAGAAAGAGAGTATATGATGTAATAGATGAAATGTATCATCAACTTAAAGCTTCAGATCTAAGTGATATTTTATCACCGGATACTATTGTGTCAATTGTAAACGAATCATTAAACAAGGTTTCTAAAGAATTTATAAATGAAATATATAATGAACTTAAAGAAAATTATTCTCCTAAAGTTAAATTATTAGTTAAACCTTCAGTAGATATAGAAAATATTAATGAAAGAGAATTTTCTACAACTAAAAGAAAAGCATTGGCAAAAGAAGGAAAGGCTTTACCTGATGGATCATTTCCTATTGTAACGGTTGAAGATCTAAAAAATGCTATAAAATCTTATGGAAGAGCAAAAAATAAAGAAAAGGCTAAAGCACATATAAAGAAAAGAGCTAAACAAATGGGAAAATATGATTTAATACCAGATTCTTGGAAATAAAAAATTAAATTATTTATTAAAAGAGTCCTTAAAGGACTCTTTTTTTATTTATTTATATTTTAATAAATATATAAAATAAATATAAATTTAAAATTTTAGTATTATGATAAATACGTTAGCCAAATTAATTGAAAAACGAGGACTTCAATATGTTGAAAATTTTCTTAATGAAAATGTAATCATTACTGAAAAAATTGATACGTTTCGTTTAATTTTTAAAAAAGAAAATGATCAAATAAAATTATTTAAAAAGGATAATACGCCTATAAATTTAATAGAAAGAGTATTAACAGATATATATGAAGATGCAATAAATGAAATTCCGATTATTACAAAAAATGTTAATATTCCCGAAGAATATTATATAGGATTATATTATACTCCTGTAGAACGCCCATTAAGAATTCCTTATTCTAAAATTCCTAAATATATTTTAACTGATATTACATTTAGAGATAAAAATAATAAAATAATAAGTACTGTAGATAATAATTTATTAAAAGAATGGTCATCAATATTATGTATGGGAAGGCCTCCGATAATATTTGAAGGAAAATTAACAGAAGAACAAAAGAAAATACTTATAGCATATGATACAAAACAATATACAAATGAAATGGTTCCTTTTTCAAAAATAGTTAAAAAATTATTTGGTTCATTATATTCTAAAGAAGACATTATAGAAGGTATAATTATTAAATCTAAAGATAAATTATGTCAAGTAATATCATATGAATTTAATATTCTTAATGAAGCGTATGAAAAAGAAGGTGAATCAAGAGATTTTTATGATATTATAATTACTGATATTAGTAATTTTTTAAATAATTATGATATTCCATTATTAGAAGCGGATAATAAGGATGAATTATATCTTAAAATTATTTATAATATATTTAATAATTATTGTAAAAATAAAGTAATAGACGAAAACATGGATGAAAAATATTTAATGCCTCCACAATTTGGTTATAATGGAAAATTAAATAAAAAACTTATTAATAATGCAGAAACATTATATTGGATAGAAAAATCTCCTATTTATGAGGCATTATTTAAAGTATTTGTTTCGTCTTTTAGAAAACCAAAAAAACCTCATGGATTATTAACTGAATCCATTGTTAATAATTTTAATAATCGTGTAAATCTTATAAATAATTATATTAATAAATTTGATTATTTAAATAATTTAGAAGAATATAATAAGCAGACTATAAATAATGAAATAGATGATATACAACAAGATAATGAAAAAGAAAAATTAATTGAATCTTATTCAAAAAATATTGTAATAGATGCATTAAATAAAAAAAGAACTCTTACAAATATAGATAATATGAGAGTTATAGCATCTATTCAAAAAACATTTGAACCAAAAATTAATAATATAAATAAAGGTAAAATATTTTGTGCAGTATATGTTACCACGTTTGATCCTTTTACTGTTGCACAAATGACAAATGTTAAAAGAATTTTTGAAATGTGGAAATGCCCTATTATTTTAATGGGAATAAGTAATAAACATAAAATAGACGGAAAAAATTTTCATATATCAGATGATCTTATTATATCACAAATGCAAGTATTAGTAAATGATAATAAAGAATTTATCCATTCATATAAACTTCTTTCATCTTTTAAATTACGTGAAATATTTAAATATTGTCGAGAATTAGAATATGAACCTATAGTTATTATTACGGATGAAAATAAAAAATCTGATATATGTATACAATTGTTTTTTGAAGAAGAAATAATGGGGGGAAAACTAAATGTAGATGAAAAATTTAATATAGGTGAACTTAAAAATGAAGATAGACTTTTAGTTTTTAGAGCAATTGAAGATAATAATTATTCATTATTTAAAGAACTTACACCATTATCTATTCATAATCTAATGGAAAAAATATTTTCAGAATATAGATTATGGAGTGGTCAAATTTTAAAAATTGTTATTGATTAAATGCAAAATACTAAAAATATTTTTGAAAGATTTACTGAATATGAAGATCCATTAGAAGAATTGGGTATAATACCAATGGCCCAAATAAAAGAATGGATGGAATCTATAAAAAAAGAATTCAAAAATATAGATCAAGCATTAGCTATTTGTGCAGAATATGGAAAAATAAAATTTGTAAAATATCTTTTAAGT